AACTGTTTACCGCTTCTTCTGGCCAAAGAAGGACTCAATCGAATATACAATGTATACTCGTGTTGGTACCCAAATTGAGCAGGCAGATGCATGGGTAGTCGTAAAAGACGTTAAGGTTGCTTCTTAATTAAATAAGAAATAACTACCGAAAGGCCCCTAATTAATTTTAGGGGCTTTTCATTTTAATTTTATAGTGCTATAATTTGTATACATACCAAAGGAGTATATATATGTCATTTGACACACTTAAGGTCAAGGATTTAAAAGCATTAGCAGCGGACTTCGCAGTTGATGTGGACGGCCTAAAAAACAAAGCAGATATTATTGCATCACTTTCAGAAGAAGGAGTAACTTGGTCAGTATATCAAGGTACACTTAAAAACATTGAGAACGCAAAAGAAGATGCAGATGAAATTCTTCCTAGACTAGATCCAAATCAAAAGCTAGATGAAGATATGGTTCTAGTAAAAATGGATCGACCAAACTACAGATACGATGCACTAGGTTTTACATTCACACTAGAGCACCCATTTGTAGCAATGAAGCCAGATGTGGCTCAAGAAATTTTTGATAAGGAGGAAGGGTTTAGATTGGCTACACCTAGAGAAGTACAGGAGTATTACAACTAAGCCTAACACATGGCAGAGATATACATAAACACAAGCACGGCAGCAACAACAAAACTTTACGTAAAAGGTGAAGCTATAACGCCAACATCATCCGTAGTTGTAAAATTTTATGACATAACTGGTGATCCGCTTGTTTCTCCACAGATTAGTCCATCATCAATTATTGCTACTGTAACAGCAGAAGCGAGTGAAGTTGACCAAGGATCATTTAGTGTTTATCTGCCAGTGCAGCATTCAACAAGAAATAGAAAGTTTAAGTTAGTTTGGGATTGGCAGTTCAACTCAGTTGCATACTCAACTACAACCTACCTAGATATTGTTACTCCATACGTTGATATTCAAGAGGCAGCTCAAGAGATGGGTCTTGGTTCAGATTCAAATGATCCAAGTCATAGGACACATCAAGAGTTAAAGTTGGCGGAAAGATATGCAAGAAACATAATTGAAGGACACACTGGACAAAAGTTTTATTTGCATGATGATAGATTCTTTACGATAGGAAGTGATTCAGATACACTTTCAATGCCTAAGAAAATAAATCGACTACATACCCTATATGCTAATGATGAACTATTGGTAGACAATATTAACAGCATTAATAATTTAGGCATAGTTGTTGAAAATACAGTAAGTGGATTTGGAATAAGAGCAAACCATTTTGCTGGCATCAATGATGATGTATATATTGCAAATGGAATGGTGCCGCCTTCAATAAATGACTCTTCCCCAAATATTTTTAGAAGATCAAAGTCGTATAAAGTTTATGCAAGATTTGGCTGGGATTATATTCCAAATGAAGTTAGAGACGCAGCGGTTGAGCTAATGAAGATGTACTTTGCAAAAGATCGTGTGTGGAGAGATAGATATGTTAAAAAAATCTCTACAACAGATTGGGATTTTGAATATTCTTCAGAGGCATTTAACGGAACTGGATCTTCTTACGCAGATAGGCTTCTAGCAGACTACGTTATAACACAAATGGTACTGGTGTAATGTTTGACGTGGTTGATGGTTTAATGACCATGAAAATGGATGTCTACCGTCAATCAGAACGGCAGGATTCAAACACTGGCGCAATGGTTAGAGAATTTTCTTATATTAAAACAATAGATTGTTACGCCCGTGGAATTATTAGCCAAAACGGCGGTAAAGGTAATGACAGACAAAAATTTACAAATAAATATTCTAATGATCAATATATAGAAGTAAGAACATCTGATAGGCTAACTGCTAGAGATAAAGTAAAAAATATTAGAGATGTAAATGGCAAACCTATCTGGTATGAATTAAATTATCCAAATGATACTGATACGGTATTTGATGTGGCAGGAACAACTCCAATATCAGACCCGTTTGGAAATGTTGTTGGATATAACTCCTCATTAGAAAGAGCGGAGAATCAGCAAATTGGCATCTGAAATTTTAGCAATTAAAGCAGCAAGCGGATTAGTTAACTTAATGTCTAAGAAGCCAGTTAGTGGTGCAATAAGGGATAGTACTGTTGCACAAATATCTGCAGCATTATTCTACAAAACAAATGTGATGGCAAAATTAGCATCAAACCCACAATTTCAATCTGCATTTAGAAATGTAATCTTTGATCAACTTGAAGTTGACTTTGGCGATTATATAGATGCAAAAGCAAGAACATCTCCAAAGTCTTTTCACCATGTTTATGAATGGGGTAGAGTTGGTCAGGATGAGGCAAGGCTATTTAAATTAAATAAATTGCCAGCAGATGGCCTATCTCTAAAGGTTAATTATGAATTAATTGATTCTAAATCATTTGTTCCATCTGAGAATTCTAATAACAAGCATGTATTTATAAAAAAAGCTTCTATTATGGAAGAAGGAAAGACTGTAATCATCGCCCCTAGATTTTCAGAAAGATTAGTATTTGATGTAAATGGATATACAGTTTTTATGCCTAAAGGCCAGTCGGTTACCGTTAGAAAACCAGGTGGAGCAGCAGTTAAAAATTCTTTCTTTTCCGCTTATAGATATTTTTTTACTGGTCAGCTAGTTAATATGTCTATAAAAAAATCGGGGTTCCAAAGACTTTTTAACTCATCTTTATCCAGAGCCTTGGGAGTTCCCGCACAAATTAAGACAGTTAAGTATAGCTTCTCTGCAAATCAATTAGCAAATGAAGCGGAAGCTGCCACATCAGCAGCATTTGCGAGGTTAGCACATGGCTAATTATAAATTAGATGCGATGTTTGAAATAAGAAAATTCCTATGGAGTAGACTTACAGATCTCAGCATATTTGATGCAGATGACTACTACTCAGATAACTTGAATGAAACCCTTGTTCCAATTGTTCCAGTGCAGCAACAACCAGAAATGAATCAATTTTTGAGCGGCAAGAAGCACATAGTCTATGATAAGATAGGAATGTCTTATGAGAACAACTGGATGATTTGCTGTGAACAAATACTGTTGACCCTATATTCCCCAGACCTCCTCGATATTGTTGAAATAAGAAACTTTTTAACCGATGAGTTTAGAAGAATGGATGAGTCTGCAAGGGATGTCAATAAGTGGGCGGGGCTATCAGATAAATTCAAGTTTCATAGTATCCATATAGCAGATATATCATCTACAGCCCCATCAGAAGAGATACAAGGCTTCTATGCGGCAGATGTAATATTAGAGGTAAAATACTCTAGGATAACAAATGGCCTAGGCAGGTTTGCTTAATTTGCCTTTTATGAAGTAGTAGAGTAAAATTAGAACAGAGGAAAGGGCCTAGCCAGCCAAATATATATATTAATTTCATGAAATGAAGGAGAAATAACAATGGCACAAAATGTCGGAAATGCAAAAAATATTCTTGTCGGTGCATCACCTCTATTCTTGTCTGTAAACGATTCCACAACAGCTGGATACGTAGCAGATATGGAAGCAGGAGCTCTCAGATCAGGAACAGCAATAGTATCACCAGCAACAAAGGGACCATCTACAAAGGTTCCAGCGTTTGCTAATGGTGTAGAATATTGGAAAACACTTAACACACTAGATGTAAACACAGTAGGCGGAGCGGATGCAGCAGCATACCGTAACGTAGGTTTTACAAACAATGGTCTTCAGATCAGCTACCAGCCAACATATGATTCAGTAACTGTTGATCAGTTGCTAGATACAGCTAAGCTATTTAAATCTGCTATGCAGGTTCAAATTTCAACAGAAATGGCAGAAGGTACACTAGAAAATATTCTAGCAGTATTTGGACAGAAGTCAGACACTCTTACAGAAAATGTAGGAACAGGTTTGGCTCAGGTAGACACACTCGGTATGGAAGCAGGTGCACTTGGTGCAGCTCCAACAGAGCGTCAGCTAATTGCAGTTGGACAAGCTCCAACTACAGGAGCTTCAGCTACTGAGCGTGTATATTATGCACGTCGTGTTCTTTCTGTGGAACAGTCACAGTTCTCTTTGGCTCGTACAGCAGCAACAACATTCCCAGTAACATTCCGTCTTCTACCATCAGGCGATTCAGCCCACGTTGGTTCAGAGTACGGTAAGATTATTGACCGCATTCTAGCAGCTTAATTATATTAATAATTAATATCAAAGCCTCCAAGAAATTGGGGGCTTTGGTGTTGTATCCGTATAATGGTTATGCTATAATAATTTAGACAATCCTTAAGGAGGATAAAATGGCAACAACAGTATATGACGTAGAAGAGATTGAACTACAAAGCGGGGCTAAAGTAAAGCTCAAGCCATTATCAATCAAGCAACTGCGTAAGTTCATGGAAGTAATCAAGAAAGTACAAGATGCAGAAGACGAGACTGCAACACTTGGAATTTTAGTTGAGGCATGCGGAGTAGCAATTGAAACTCAACTTCCAGATCTTGTTAAAGATTTAGATAAGCTTGAAGAAGCATTGGACGTTCCAACAATCAACCGCATCCTTGAGGTTTGCGGAGGAATTAAGATGGACGACCCAAACCTAATAGCGGCAGCGGTACTGGCTGGTCAGAACTAGATTTAGCCGCTTTAGA